GTATTGCGTGGATGAAGCATTGAAAAATGCACCTGATGACATCGTGAATGATTTCGAAGGAACCGGTGAGTATTATTCAGTAAAAGCATATTACCACCATGTCAAAAACGAAATACTGAAAATGAATGGGAGCAAAGAAAATGCGCTCAATAGACGAGCTGAAGATAGAGCGAACTAATCTTTTGCAGATGTTTGTCACAGCTAAGACACGCTATGTAAAAGACAACCTGCATCACAAAATCAAATCAGTAAACAAAGAATTGTATACACTAACTAAAGAAACAAAATGGTTATGATACCAGCAATAATCTTAGCAGTCCCACTATGGGTAATCGCACTCGCCCTGCGCGACCTTTACAAACAAATCAAACAAATCGAACAACACGATGAAACAGGAAGATAAAAAAGAAACGGCAATGCGCAGATTAAGCAAAGCCCTACGCAAAAGGTTTCAAGGTCCATCGGTAAACATATCATGGATTGAGCTTGATGCCTTCATGATGAAAGCACAAACATGGGAAATGGAAAACATCCTTAATTCCTATAATGATGGATACTTACATGGTGAAAGTGGATTACCAAATAAAACACAAATCGAAGCAGATGAAAGCAACACTAACGTTTAATCTACCCGAAGAACAAGTAGAATACAACTACACCCTGAATGCTGCCCGGTATAAGGATGCGCTTAAAGACATCATGGATTTGATGCGCAGAGAATACAAGTATGGTGAACACGTTGAAGAAGTAAGTGATAAGATTGCAGATCTGTACGATAGGTTTATAGAAATTACAGAAGGGCTGCTCGATGAATAGGTTTTTAATCCTTAGTAGTTGGCGCATCATTGCTGCACCTTGCGATAGCCCTGATTCCAAAGAAAGCGACCGAGTGCCTCACCCTCAGCATCCACCTTCTCCTCACTCCACTCCGGTTGAATATGATGCAGATATTCGTGAATGAGAACTATCATGTAACGCATAGGCGGTAACGTTGGATCTATCTCAATAACGTTATCGCAGTAAAGTCCATCAGCCTTTTCCCTGCCCAACTTTCGATGGATAACTTTTGGATGTTGCTTGCGTTTCATTCTATCTTTGCGAGATTAGTGTGTAATTGCTAATTTGTTTTTGTTATTTGATTGGGGAATGCCCTGCAACGGTGGGGCATTTTTCATTTAACGAATCTTGCCATTAACAATACGATAGTTACTCACTTCAAATTCGCCTGAATCTAATACCTTGACATGCGCAAATCCATGATGGTGCTTGTTGATAGGCATGTAATCGGGGTGCAATTCGCACAAACAGGCAACACTCCAACACGTTGTTATCTTACCATTGATGTTTGGCTCTGTGTGTTCGCTTGCTTGGTGGTGGTGTCCACACAATGCGCTGTCTTTTGCACGCAGGAAAAGACCACGTGCGATGTTCACCGGGCTAAATACCGATGCGCCCAATTCATGACCATGTAAAATCGTAAGCTTGCCTGCATGAATAATCTGCTTATCCGGGATAAAAGTGATATTGTATTTATCCAAGTGCATCAATGATTCAAAGTTGAATTCATCCATGCCCAAAAGGTCCGGTGCATTGCGCATGATGTAATGATCATAACGCACATCGTGGTTACCACACTTGTAATAAATAGCAGCATTTGGGAAAAGCTTGCGCAGCGTACCCAAAAATTGACGCGTCATTAAGACTTCATGCCCAAAGTTTCTTTTGCGTGGATCCTTTTCAAAACGACTGATAGCATAGAAGTCGATTATGTCACCATTGAGCAGGATAGTATTGACATCGTTGTCAAGTCCGTACTTAAGTGCCAGCGTTAAAGCTTGAATGTTGTGATAAGGCACGTGAATATCCGACAGCAGCAGAATATTGTTGTGGTTAATCGGTAACTTGAATGGTTTGTAGTTAGCTTCCTGTGAAGGTGGCAGGTCAAGTGGATTCGCTTCTTGTGGAATCAACTCATTCATCATATTGGTGAACTCACCTAAATGATTATCCAACTTGTTCAGCTGGCTAACAGTTGCAGGCTGCTTTGTATCCTGCTTAACTACCCACCTACGATAGGTTTTTTCTAATGAATCAAGCGTAATATCAAGTTTATATTTTGCAATTACCGCGCGAACGCGATGGGCAATATATCCTGTGCCATCATGTATCTCACGATGGTACTTTTCACGGTCTATGTTATTCATGCGAGTTGTTATTTAGCCTTCAAATAGCCGTTCAATTCAGCCAATGATGTGCTGATTTGCGCTATGTGTGATTGAATTGAATCAATCTTCCCTTCCAGCTTTGCGTTCTTTGAATTCAACTCAGTCTTTTGTTCTTTGATTGCATCGTTAATCATTTCAATTTCTCTTTTGTGGAACGTTTCAATACTGGCAACATGACCAGCTAACTTGTCAACGCTCCTTTTCAAAGCAAAATATAGTGATGCAAGCGATATACTTGCACCTATTAAAGTAATCAAATCGCGTAATTCAAATTCCATAGCTAAAGGATTGCAAAATATATAGTAGAAAAAGCTAGCCCTGTGATACCTAATGTGAGCGCGCTGTTAGTAATTATCAACCGTCTATTCGTTTTTTTTAATCTGCTAATCTCTGCATCTTTCTCCGATTGTATAGCCTTTTCAATGCTTTGCTTGTTGGCGTAGATTTCCGCTAATGTTTCATAACTCGCCGCCTGAATGCCTGTAATCTTTGCGTAGTATGTAACCTTCAGCCGTTCCATTTGGTATAAGCTGTCGATTTCATAGGCAGTCCTGTACCAATACAGCATGCTATTGAAATTGAGATTGAAAAGCTGCTGATCGTAGGTTGTAAGTTCGGGTGTAAAATCCTGCTTTAAGTAGGCTGTCCGATTTTTTGAGGGTTGTCCTATACTGATTAGTGGCGTTAGTAGGAGAAGCAGAAAGGATATTGTAAGTTTCATTCCGGTAGATTTCGTTAGTGATTTGTTGGCGTTCTATGATAGTGTCTTGATGAATCTGCAGGCTGTCAATTTTTAAGAATAGACTATCCGTTTTGGCGTTGTTCGTTTCAATGATTTGATAGAGTGAATCATTGATGTCCTGTAACCTTTTTATAGCAGGATTTGTTACGGGCTTATTGCATGTTTTAACTGCGAACAATATGGATAGTGCAATAATTGCAATACCCAATCCGATTAAGAGCTTTGTCCTTTTCCCCATCGCGTGATGTGTAAGTTTTTAGTTAGTGGCCGTATCTTGTAATACACTCCATCGCGTGATCGTGAATCGCGCATGCCCTGTTCATTCGTGTTGCCTTCAATGGTTCGCACCGAATACCTACCTACCCTGTCTACTATGCCGGTGTGACCAATACCTTTAAACCTTTGTCGCTTAAACTCATTGTAACCTAACGTCATTACAAGCACATCCTTATCGCTGTAGGTTTGTTTAAACTTACCATCGGTATATATCACATCGCGCGAATTATAAGCACTCGCAGCCCACCCGGTTATTTTGTTTGGCACGCCACACTCATTGAGAATAGCCATAACAAAGAATGAACACCATGCATAGCCTGGAATCCACCCTTCCTGTCGCATCATTACTTGCAAAGCAGGATCATTAAAGCCTTGATTGTTTCCGCCTTTTTCCTTTACCCCTACGAAGGCAGCTGCCGTAACCCTTACGCAGTAGCCGTCATCAGCAAGTGAAGTACAAACAGGAATGCAGCAAAGTAGAATGCATATAAGAGCAGATATAAAACAACTTTTTGCCATGTGGTTAGATAGGTGTTTAGTTCATACTTAATTTCCTTACTATACACTTCGCGCTGTAGTGCCTTAAAATTGAAACGAATTCCCAAAAAGGTAATGAAGTTAGCAAACACCATGATGAGTGAAGCCAGCACGATGTATTGCACGTATTCGGTACTTATCAAAGCATCGCCAAAGTATTCTGCACTCAATGTACCTGCAATGATGAACAGCGCAAAAGCTATCGGTATCGACCACAAGCCATCGAACAACTGAAGGTTGTAGCGAATCAACTTGTAAGTAATACTTGACGGTTCACTTGTTGGTTTTGTCTGCTTCTTTGTTGACATTGCTTCGTAGTTTAAGTGAGAGTTCACGTTCGTATTTGCGCAAACGTTCGGTGTATTCCTGCTTCAATGTTTTTTTATCACTCATGGTATGCGATTAATGATGTTACGTGAGTAAGTAGGGCGAAAGCTGGTTGCAGTATTGCCTGATGAGAACTGATAATTGAGCGTGTTGGTCACATCCGTACGCGGTGAACGGTCGGGCCATGTGGCTGTACTGTATTCAGGGAACAAACTTGAGTTAGCACACAAGTAATCGACTAACAAAGTAGTGTAGTGCTCCGCGTTTTGACGTGCCCGGTCAATCATATCTTTCATAACCACATCGGAAACAGGTATAGTATCTTCACTTTGACGTTGAACCAGCGTGCCATTGTCCATGCGATAGCATAGGTTAGGTGTTACATCCACCATAACCCACCAAAGCAGCATCTTTTGGATGTAATCTTCTAAGAGTATTTGGTAGTTACCTGCAATCGTATTGTTTGCCACATCATTTTTTATCTTATTCAACAAGTCAGTTCCCAAAAAAGGAAGCAGCCATTTGTCTTGTGCCAAATAGATGGATGGGTAAAGAAGATTAGGATCTAAACTGCCATTGACAGTTGTGTACTTCTTGACGTAGTTTTCGGATATAAGTAATACTTCAGCCATAGTTTTAATTATTGATTGCCGTAAATAGGATTTGTTGGAAGGAAGCCGTTATAAGGCATGTCTTCAGGAAGCTTTGCAACGAGTGAGTTATTTCGCACTTTATAACCCATGCGTTCAGCCATGCTTACTGCGATACGTTGCGCATCAGGGTCATTCGGGTTAATCTTCGCGCCACTTGCATCTACATACACGCGCTTTTCCCAAAAGTGTCTGCAGTTTCCACCGCCTTTGTAGAACCAAATGTCATAAGTAGCTGCGCCTTCAGGTCCCCATCCGGGATTGACTGCAACATTCTCCATTGCCACTATATCTTCTTTGCGATAAAGCTTGCCTGCTTCCACCATCTTCTTGCAGAATGGGCGCATATTAGCGTGAGTAAAGCTACCTGCGTAAACGTAACGAGTAATAAAGTATTTGCCATCGATAATAGCATCCTGCTCACTCTTTGCCGATGGTCTTGCCGCACCTGTGCGCACCGCGAATGCGTGTTCGATTTCTTCATCTGCGTTGTAGGCATCGATTAGAATCATATCAGCTGTTGCATCTTCACCTAATTCAATTAATGCTTCAGCTACGTGTACATCTTGCAGTTCTTCTTTGCTCACACGATCAACAATGCGTTGTGCCCAACCTTGCCCAGCATCACCGCCCCAAAGCTGCCACGCTATGCGACCTGCAGTAGGGAATCCTTCTTCGCCTTGATTCCATCCGCTCGCTTGCTTATCTACTTCGTGTCTTGAAAAGTAGCTGTACATTCTTTTGACAGTATCAAGTGATAGATTACGCTTGTTGCTAATGTCACGGGCACGCGCTACACCTACTTCAGTTCCACCGCGCCCATATTCTTCGCGCCATTTTAAACCTAACTCAGCTTCAGCAGCCATTTCATCTGTTGGCTGGTAGCTTTCTTCAGCAGCATCTACTTTTTTTTTTAACTCAACACTTGATTGAATCACTTCGGTAGGTTGCAATGTACCGGGCATAACATCGGCAAAGATTGCATCAACAGTAGCAGGTGGCAAAGTTGGAAACGCAGCCTGCACGATTGCCTTTGCACTTGTCACAGGCACAGCACCTGCAGCACTTTGCATCACAATGTCAACAAGTGAACTAATCTGCGCACCATTCAAAGCAGTAGCAGCTACATCGGCAGTAGTTCCACCTGTTGTATCTGCAACAACTTCTGCCTGCTCAACTGCAAGTGGTGTGTTAGGCACAATCTCAAAGGTCACACCCGGTAGTTGATTGCCCAACAATTCTTCGATGCTGTGATTAATCATTGCCTGATAAGGTTCTACAACTTGCTTGTTGAATATCTCAAGACCTGTAGCCATTTCATCTTTGTTGCTACCGAATCCTGTGTTCTCGCGAATACCGAATAGCAATGGCGTGGTTACACGATGCGCTGTGATAATCTTTTGCTGTGCAGTATCATTCATCAACTGATATTGCTTGTCTGCATCGTTAACCGGAAATGGAGTGATTTCTGTCTTAGGTTGATCACGTTCGTTGAAGAACATAACCACCTTGCCAGCGTTACGCGCACCACTCATTTTATTTTCCCAATCCAACATCATTTGCTGCTTTTGTTCAGGTGTTGCCTGTCCATTGTAGAAATTAATGATAGTCGAAGGGAAAAGACCGTTCGATATTTGGTTGATATGGAAGATTGAAATCTGCTTATCTAACTCAATGTAATTAATCGCGCTCCAATAATCAGGGCGTGGATATGAATCACTACCTGTATACGTGAAGCACCAATAGATTTGACGTGGTTCCTGTTCGCGTGTTAGATAGTTGTATTTAGGAATGAACTCAGGAGTGTTTTTCTTTTTGCGAATGTTTGACCAGTCGTAACTGTGGAAGATTCCTATCTCGCTTTCGTCATCTTGATTCACCGCGATACGACATTCTTCGAATGGTATAGCGTTAAGCTTCGATATTACCGTGCGATCATTGCTCCAAATAACTTCGATGAAGAAACCGCCAAACAACTTTAAATCCTTTGAACATGCATAAATCAAAGTGTCTATGTTCAGCGCATCTAATTCGGCTTGGTATTGCTCTGATTGAATACCCTTTCCTGCAATCATATCGCCAATAGCCACAACGAGTGAACCATGCACAGGCGATTCATGCGACAAATCGCGCAGGTATTGTGGGAAATCATTTTGATCTCCGTAATTGACCCACCCCTTCCTGTCTACTTTTTCTGCATCGCTCTTAGCTACGTATTCGCTAAGCTTCAGCGAAACTATATTTGATTCGTTATGGTTCATAGATTATATCATTTGGTATTGTGATAGAAGGTACATCAAAGAACTGCGTGTTATCCGTTAGGACAACGTAACCGCGTTTCAATAACCCTACTACACTTGCG